CGTGAACGCATTGCGGTGCATGATGATGTTCTGCGGCGATACGGTGCCGGTAGCCGAAGTGCCAATCGAGAACGGGGTTACGGTCGCAGTAGCCGAAGTGGTTGGGATCGTAACGTTCTGGAACTGGCCGCCAGTGATGATCGCTGGAACAACAGTAACCGAGATTGTCGAAGAACCCGAACCTGTAACGGTGGATTGAACCACGAAGTTACGCGCCTTGTTCGAACCATACGCCTGACGGTTCTGTGGGTTGACCGCAAACACGTTAGCGATCTGGATCACATCGCCTTGACGCAGGGTCAGGCCAGCCGAGTGAGTCAGGGTGATGGTCGATGACGATGCCCAGCCGGTTGCGATACCGATTGACTGAGTATTAGCTGTCAGCGTGCCAGCAGTTGTAGTCCATGCGCCGAAAGTCTGCGCGACAACGTTCTGGTCCATCTTCCAGTTCATACCGCCCGAATCACGACCCATCAGACCTTTCTGGTACTGATCGCTTACAGCCGACTGCGGGTTGAACAGACCTTTCAGGCTGTCAACGATGGTTGCCGAAGTGAATGGCTCGATGATGCAAGAACGACGGCCATCACGCGGTGCGCCTTCTGAGTCCAGATACGCCTGTGCAGTCAGGTAAGTAATCAGGCCGGTCGGTGGCGTGCCAGCAGTGCCAACGATGTTAGCAGTGTTGTTCTTTGCCATTGTCAGGCCGTCAAAGTCGATCTTGTTGGCGATAGCCGCCACAGCAGGCTTCAGAACGCGGTCGCTGAACATATCGAGCGACAGTGCCAAATCTTGCGTGGTGAACTGGGTGTCAACGTGGAACTGGGTCGACAAAGTGACAGGAATGCTGGTTTCGTTGAAATCTTCAACGTTCAGCGCAGGGCCAGTTGTACCGATGAAACGGCCAGGACGACGGACGTTTAAGGTGTTACCAATTTTTGCGCCTACGACGGCAAACTGGTCATCGTATTCGCGGTTTACTTCGGACGAAAAGGTTAGTTCGTTTTCCAAGACCATCAACGCTTCGTTGGTGATCTTGCTAATGGTTAGCAAATTGTTGGACATTTCTATTTCCTTTTAGAAAAGGGTGTTAATCAGCGGATTTTCCGGCTTGCGCGGGCGGCTTTCCATTGCTGATAGGTTCCGTGGAAATTGCCATCGGCATCCAAGTTGCCATCAACTGTACTGACCGCGCCTCGCAACGGATTAATCGGCGCTGGCGCTTTTGACTTCCCAACAACAGCCTTAGGTTCCGGTTCTTTTGCCTTATCGAAGCGAGCCTCGATCTTCCCAATCTCACGAATGGCAGAAACTGCGGACATATCGGCCAACTTCTTTGCATAGTCGGTGTTTTCAGCCAACCAATACAAAATTTTTGGCCCATGCTCTGACTCGATGATCGCATCGCGGACAGGATCGGATACCCGAACCTCACTGCTTTGCACCATGTCATCAAAGTCGGGCAACTCGTTCTTGGCAGCATTCACTCGGTCAGCCCACGCAGAAAACTTTGCTTCCTGCTCTGCTGCCGCTTTACGCGCCTTTTCCTCGTTATCCCGTTCCAGCAATTTCTTGTCAGCGGTATATTCGGCTAACGCTTTCGCGTACTCGAACATATCGTTGAACATTTCCGGTTGTGGCTCGTCGCCAAGATCATTCTGCGGCTTTTCAGCCGGTGGATTGACCTTCGATTCGAGTTCCCGCAGCCGTGTTTCCAAAGCCTCCCGCGCTTCACGTTCCCGCCGCGCTTCATCTCGCGCCGCTTCCCGCTGCTTGGTTATCTCTGAAAACCGCCGTTCTAGCTTAGGATTCGGCTTCTTTTCCTTAGCCTCATCTGTTGCTGTCGCGTCCTTCCCTTCCCCATCTTGTCCACTCTGATCTGCCTCGGCTTCCGGCTCGGTAGCTTCAACGCTCACCGCCTCGTCTGCTGGCTTGTCAACTAGACCAAGTTTCTGGGCTGCGAATTCCGCTAGATTCTCACTAGTCACCACATTAGCGGCCAGTCGTTCTTGCACTTCAGACATAGGTTTTCCCTAAGAATTGACCCGGTGTTCCCGCCGGTAGGTTTATTGTCATCCTGTATTCATTCGTTGTCAAACCATCGGCTGCTGCGGCATTTCTTGCGGCATCTGCTCTGGCATCTGCGCCATCTGCTGCGCGGCGGCTTGTTGCATTTGTTGCGCTTGCATCGATTGCAAAATCAATTCTTGCCCAGCCTGAATGAACGGGTTGCCGGTTTCGTTGACCTCGCCCTCGGCAAACTGCATCTGTGCGCGTTGTTCGGCATCTCGACGGGCAATCTCGGCGTTTAGTGCGCCGACCGGAACCCCAGCCAGCACCAACCGCAGCATGGCATCGACCTCGACTTTGTTTTGGTCGGTCGTGGCTTTCAGGTTGGCTTGGTTAATCTTGGCTTCGTTAATGGTGTCGGTGTTGTAGGCGCGGCTGATAACGTCCATCAGCTTGCGCCGGCTTGAACCTTCCTCGCGGATTTGCGCGACCTGACCACGGTTCTGAATCTCTAGCTGCATGGCCATCATTTGCTGTTGCATATCGGCAATCGTTTTCTGCGACTGCAATAGCTGCATCTGCGCTTGCGGTGGGATGTCAGACTTTGGATCAATCTGCGACATCGGGTTCATTGCGGCCAAGCGGTCGGCAATAATGTCAGCGCCCGGGAAATCCATGTTGCGGAACAATAGGTCACCAGCGGCTTGGAAAACCTGCGGATCAGCCATCAGCGGCATCATCGTGTCCACAGCTTGCTGGCGCTTACTGTTGTAGCCAGGGCCGGTGTCCATGACCACGTCATACAGGCCGACCGTGACATCGTTTAAGACTTCGCCTGTGGCTTCGACTTGGTTAATCGTCACCATGTCAGGCTTGCCATCGACCCCAATAATCCGCAGCACGCGCTGGGTGTCGTAAATCTTAGGGATCAGGTCGAGGATAATCTTGCCCGTGTGCTTGATGCTGCGGGTCATGTTGTCGTAGAAGTGGAAGTTCGACAGATCAACCTGCTGCTGCTGGCCCTGCAATGCCTTGCCCGATATATTGCCTGGCAACGCCTGCGACGGGTCAAATATGCCCAACACGGTCTTGAGATCGTCCGAAATGGCGCTCGACGCAACCATGATGCCATCGGGCGGCGGCTCCGGCTGGATGCGGGTCGGCACCGGCGCAGGCACGCCCTCGATGTCTTTTTGCTTATAGCGCAAGACCGGCGTTGATTTAAGGTTAGCCAGCGCCCATTCGCTTTCGTGGCCTTCGTCTTGACCCTCGGCGATCAGCCACTTCGGTTTTGGTGCCAGCGCGATAGATTCAGTCAGTGCCGTGCGCCAGAAGTTAAACATCCGTTGCGGGTCTTTAGCGAACCTCACCAGCCCGTATTTCTTGCGCTTGCCCTCGACCACGACCTGCGCACCGTAGCATGGAATGATCGGGATATATTTGCCCGGCCACTCGCGTTCCTCCAGCACTTCCATCGCGGTCAGCTTGCACCACTTGACCTTCTTGCGGAACGTCGGGCGCTTGTCTAGGATCGTGATTCCGCTAGCTTCCATCATTTCGGCGCTGGGCAGCTCATCCTGAAACACCTTTGTGCCGTCAGAAAGCAGGACCAACGTGGCTTTCTCACGTTCGATGTACCAATACTCAGCCAGCCGGATGTCCTCTTTGGTCACCCATTCAGCGTCCGAATCGCCCGTCGCCCGTGCGCTAAAGTTTGCCCCATCATCAGCGCCAGGATACTGCTGACGAAATAGCTCTTTGGCAACCACGCTGGTAATCAGGCAACGCTCGGCATCCGATCCGTCAGGCAATACGCTGTTCGGGTCGAAATAGACCGAGAACGGATCGTCAATCGCGTCGATAAAGATTTCCTGATCGAACGAATCGTCAGAAATGTAATTTGTGTTGATTCGCCAGTAGCCCCAGCCCATCTTGACTGCGTACTCAAATGCGGTGTCGTAAGCGGTATCGGCGCTGGAATTGACCTCGATGTGCCGCGTGATCCCTTCGATGACTTCCGCGATCTTCAGGTCGCCTTCGTTGTTGACCGGATGCACCTTGATGCGCGGACGCTGTTGGCGTTGCTGGTTGGTTACCTGCCGCACATAAGCGTCAATCTTGTTGATGGTCAGGCAAGGTCTGGATTCTAGGTTGCGGCTGTTCTGAATCTCGACCGGCCACTGGTCACCAGCAGCAAACTTCAGGTCGCCCAGCGCCTCTGCGCGGTTTTGGCTGTCAGCAGTGCCGACCAACCGTAGGAATTTGATGGCTTCGCCAATGCGCCCATCCATATCCATGTCTTGAAACGCCATGATTGTCCTTTCAGCTCATCCAGCCGCCAGCGTAAGCGACCGCAGGCTTTTTCTTAACTTTTGCGGGTTCCCGCACCATCAGCGCGATATACCTAAATGCGTCAGCCCCGTGCGAATATCTGTCGTGCAACGGGTTCCTGCTGAACTGGCCGGTATCAGGGTCAACCTCATAGCGGTAATGGCGCAAGCAGTTTAGACCATCTGCGGTATTTTCTCTATCAAAGTAGCAATTTGGGAAGATAGTTCTCGCGGCGTTGATTGAGTCAACCACCGGCACGCGCTCCAGCACCCGCGTCTTAAACCCTGCGCTCCGCACGATGTCCTCGATGCTCCGACCTGCGGCGGCCAGCGTCTTGTTCTGCGCGTCGTGCGGCAGCCAGATCGTGTCGTACACATAGCCGAAGGATTGCAGATCAGCCAGATAGCTGGTCATCGTGCGCTGGGTGTCCTCAAAGTATCGGATCAGCCGCGTTTCCATCCCGATAAATTGAATAAACCACCACGCCGTAGCGTCAGCCCAGCCAAGATCGCAGACTGCGTGGACCGGCTTGGTTGCGTCATACGGCACCTTCATAATCCGATTCTCAGTCTCGGCTTTAGCCATCTCAGCGCCAAAGATCGCCCCGTCGACTGTCTGCCGACATAGCCCTTCCCAGACCTGGTTGTACGCTTCCTCGTCCCGTGCCTTAAGCGAGTCCTTTTCAGACCGCAGAGTTTCAGGAAACCACGGGTTGTCAGACCAGTTGATTTTCTGAACCACCGCGTCAGCAGGCGGCTTGGCCACGAACCGCTGGTACGTCTCATCCGTCTCCAGCTCAGGGTTAAACGTGATCCATATCTCGCTGCTTTCCTTACGGATCGTTGGGATCAGGATATTCCAGCTATTCCGGCTGACCGTCTGCGCTTCCTCAACCCAGCAAATATCGATGCCCTCGTAGGATTTGACGTTGGCAATATTGTTCTTTAACCCGACGAACGCAAACTCGCTGCCATTCTTGCCCCGTAGCGCGTTCTGCGTAATCTCGAAGAAGCTAGTCATCTCCAGCGCAACGATCTGGTCGCACAGTAGCTTGTGAACGCTGTCGCGGATCGATGTCTGGAATTCCCGTGCGCAGAGGATACGCAGCGGTGTCTTGGCGGCTTTAATGAGCAATGCCCTAGCAACCGCCCAGCTCTTTGCCCCGCCTCGCCCACCGTACAAGACGCGATAGCGTGTCTTTGGTGGATTGAATAAGACTTGCGCCTTGCTGGGAAACTCAGCCTTGGCGACTATGCCCTGAAGGTCACTCATGCTGCCCAAGTCTTAGAAAAAATATGGCGACGCTTGCCTAGCCACGCGACTGTGAAGCCTTGCCGCGACCAGCCGTCCATGTTGATGTCATAGAGCTTGCCGAGGCAGAAGTAGATTTGCAGGCGACCAGCCTTAATTACTATCTGCATCGGGCTTAATGAATGTTACCTGAATGCCTGTCAGTATCGAACTGCCGTCAGCGTTCTCCAGCGCCACCGCTTGATGCGCCTTCCCGTCTACGCGGTCAATCAACTCTTTGATCGCCCACGCTTCGCCCTGCTCGGCTTTGCTTACCAATTCCTCGGCGATCTTGCGCAAACGCTCTGGCTCTTGCGTCAATACCAGCCGCAGCTTGTCGTAGAACATCCTCGACTTAGCCGCGTTCTGATTGCCTATTGGTGCGCCGCCGCTTGACACGTTGTTTCTACCTCCAACTTATTGATTTGCTGACAACTTTACCAATTTTTTGCTCATTATGTCACCGCTGTCACTTTTAAAAAACTCATGCTAAGATAAGCAATAGCAACGTAAGGAGCAATAGCATGAAGAAACGTGATCGAACTGGTGCAATTTTGTGCTGCATTGTTTGCGGCAACAATTTTCGAGTGCCTACCTATCGAAAAGACATTGCCAAATATTGTTCTCGCTCGTGTTTGGCTAAAGTTCATTTAGAACAATTTTCTCAATTTCGTTTTAAACCGACCAACCTGCCGAAGCACACATACAAAACCATGACCGTAAATGGCAAGCAAGTAAGAGTTCATCGCTACGTTATGGAACAACATTTAGGCCGCAAGTTGGAATCATGGGAACATGTCCACCACATTAACGGAAATTCTCACGACAACCGTATCGAAAATCTTGCGGTGTTATCCAACGCAGCACATCAAAAAATTGAGCTAGAAGAAAGAATGCGCCCTATTTGGAACGCGGCGAAGATTTCTTCTGAGCAGCCCGTTTAACGGCAAAACTTATCGCGACTGCCTGCTTCACAGGCACACCGGCCTTGACTTCCGCTTTAATGTTCTTTTGGAAAGCCTGTTTACTGCTCGACTTGGTCAGCGGCATCGTTCGCTCCTTTGCTCATTTCAGCTAGTACACGGTTGTACTCTTGGATTGCGCCGCTGATCTGCAACAGGATCGATTCATGTTGCTTCGCCAGTTCTTGCAGTTCAGCCAGGCGTTTAGCAATTTGGTCAGGTGTCATTTCTTCTTCGCTGTTTTGGCGCTTTCTTTGAACGCTTTAGCCGTGGGTGCGCCTTCTGACCCAGGCTTGCGCATACGTTCAGGGGTCTTGCCCGCTTCCTTCTGGCGCTCTATCCGTTCACGCTTGGCGTGGATGTTTGCGTACAACCCAGGTTTAGTCGCCATTCGATTCCCCTTCGCATAACTCATCGTCGCCTTTGCTCAATCGCGTCAGCAACATTTGATAAATTGCTAATGAGGTTTCAGCCTGAATCACAAAGGTGTGCGCCTTTTGCAACTCACGCTGAACCTCACTAATTTCAGCTTCGATAAACTCTCGGCTTATTTCCATTAGGCAATGGTGCTGACCATAACGTAATAGGTCGTGCCGCCGCTGGTAACGGGAATAGTGTGCGTTACAACTGGCGAACCAACTTTGGCGCGGAATACACCGGTTGCGCTTACTGCGGGCATGGCGGCAAAGTTACCGACTTCGCCAGTGCCGCTGTTCGTTACGCGCAGGAACGATGCGTTGCTCCATGTGCCGCCGGAAGCAAAGTCTGAATCCAGTTGCAGTGCAGCCAGAGTGCCGCCAGGATTGGTCGAAGTCCCGCCGATAGTAGCTCTCAAAGCATTACCAGCGCCGCTGATTGTGCCGCCAGTATTTACCGACAAGCTAATGTGTGCGCCGTTAGTGGTCTGCCCAGCGCCTTGCGCAGCCGTTACACGGGACAAAGCCCGCAGAGTTTCACCAGCGCCAGCGCCAGCAAAGTCCACACGGGAATACAAACCACGAAAATCACCCGACGTGTGCGTGGTTTGCGAATAAATCTGATTTAGGTTGCCCGATGCAGTATTGGCAATAGGCACTGTCGCGGTGCCGACTTCAAAACTATTTAGGGCTGGGTCAGCGTATGCAACGCCAATGGCTTGCGTGTTAGACATGATATTCCTTTCAACAATTCCAGTTCTTTAACGATGCCTTTGCCCGTTCCGCTGGGCCTTTGGCGTGCTTTACCACCCCTTCCATTCTCGCGCAAAAGCTCGCCTTGCGTCCAGCGTCAGCCTTTGTCTTGGGGTTTGGTGCTGGTGGTTTTAAATTCGCGTCATTCTTGCGGTTGTACTCTGCCCGACCCTTTGCGGTCATTCCCGCGCCCTTCTCGGTCGGGTTGTAATTCTTGCCCTTGCCGGTCGTGGTCTTGGCGATTGGCTTGTCGTGTTTAGCCATTCTCAGCCTCGACGATCATGGCGATGTCGGCTTCCTGAATAATCTGATAATCCTGCCCGTCAACCTCATGAACTGGCCAATCCAAATAAGTGCCGTTCCCATATTTCACAAAGTCGCCAACCTGCGCGTCCCGCACCTGTGGGCCAATAGCCACTACAGTGCCTTCGTTAAATTTTTCGTTGTTGGGGACGTACAGAATGTCCGACAAGCGGCGCACCACAGGGCGCACCACGACGCGATCACGCAACGGTTTAATGTCCATTTTTGGGTCTCCCTCGTTTTTTGACTTCCGTTTGCGCCATAACGTCATACACTGGAATAGACGCGACAACGGATAGCTGGTGTTCGCCACACCAATCCATTTCGTGTTTGTTTTGAGTTTCGGGAAAACGACGGCACAAGCCCATAACCTGGGCCTGCGTGAAGAAACGGCAGGATTTGCAACGGACATCGCTCATAGGATGCCCGTTGTTTTATTGACAATCACTTTTTCTGGTAAGACGAACGGTCGTGCGTATAACACACGCCCTTAGAACGGCCACCGTTAAATTCTTTGTTGCTGCCGGTGCCGTCAGCCATGCCCATGCCTACGCCGTTCACAATCTTGCCACGGCGCTCACCCGACGAATCCGAAGCGGACGCGCCAGCAGGCGGCTTAGTGCCGGAACCGTAGCCCTTTGGGATCATTTCTGCGTTGTCTTTCATGATAGTCCTTTCAGTCAAGGAATTTAAGTTTGTACAGCGTCGAATCGATCAATTCTGAGATTTCGTCAATGATATTCTGAATTTCACTGTCTTGGGGTAAATGTTCTCGCGCTTCGTCAACAAATTTCTGCATTTGTTTAAGATAAGCGACCGGGTCTTTGCCTGCGTGAAAGTCGTCTGGGTACTTTTTAATCTTGGTGTACCGTCCCTGATATGCCTCGGCAAAGTTATCGGTCAGCTCGATGATCTGCTCGTAATACCGCCCCAGCGCCTTGTGCGCAGCATAGGAATCAGTGGATAAGTGCATAAAATGCGCCACCGTGCTGCTGTGAAATAGCGTAGCGATAAATTCTGCGGCTTCTTCGTCCATATCAGCCTTAAAAAAAAGACCGGGTTAGCGACCCCGGCCAAAGCAGCGTCCCAACTAGAGGAGTGAGAAAAGACGCTGCCATTCTGTGTCATTCGGCACGGGTACGTCAACTGGCCATAATCCCGCGTCCACCAAGTTCTCAACCGTCTTACGATGCGCCAACCACCAGGCTTGTTGTCGTTCACGCTTTGACCATTTGCTGCCCTGATCGATGTCAAAGTGGCACGACGCACATAATGCCGCGATCAAATTGTCATCCGACTTAATTGACCGGCCCTTGCCGCCGCCCCAGTTAGTGTGCGCTGCTTGAACAAAATCATACGACCCGCAGAGTTGACATTCTAACGTAGCCACCAACCGCAATAGCTTCTGGCTGCGCACATATTTGCGTTTAGGGATACTGATAACGGTCATTTTTGTCGTGGTTTTTGTAAATGCTTTCCGATCTGCGGTCCAAGCAAGCGGCGCATATCCAGCGTTTTGTGTTTTTAAAAGTCCTCATTTCGCCTGTCGCTTCCTCGCGGTGCGCCTGGCAGCTAGTGCAAAACCGGCGCTTTGGTTCAGCCTCCATTCTTCTCCTTTAGCTTGGCTTCGATGGCTTTTGCGTACTGTTCGTGGTCTGGACACCAATCAACTTTATTCCAATCTACGTCATCAAAACAACGCAGTCTTTCCTCATCCGTCAGCCCCTGCCATTTTTTCTTTTTGTGATATTGCTCTTGGTAAAACTTCAATGCGTCGCTCTTATTACTAAAAGCCAAATCGCCGTCAATAACGTAATCATCACCGCCCATTGTTCTTCTCCTTCAGCTTGGCTTCAACTGCTTTTACACCAGCACGAAATGAATCTAGGTCTGCGCATACGGGTTTGTAGCGTTTTATTTCCTCATCCGTCAGTTCCTGCCATTCGCGTTCAGGCTGCGCGAGTCGGGCGCGGAGGGTTTCGATTGCTTCGTCAAATATCCGTAAACCTTTGCGTTCTGCGCGTGTGTAGGTCTGCATTGCTTCCATTGCATCCAGCACCTGCTGCGCTTCCTCGCGTGTTAGTGTGATGGTCATGACCGCACCCACATAGCAGAAGGATCAAGACTTGCCAATTTGGGTTTGTTTTCAGCCTCCAGCACCCGCAGATCATTAGCCGCATCCGATACGCCGTGCCAATCTGCACGCGTCACCATCAATTGCAGGTAATCAATTAAAGTTTGTCGCTGCGCTTCGTAGTTATTCATTTCAGGTTCCTCTGCCGGATCATGTCGGCTAGCTCTACTGGCTGTGCTGCGCGGCTAGCTTCTTCGCATAGCTTGGCGCACTCTGCGCGTTCTTGTTTTATCGCCCAGCGCACCGCATCGCGGGTATCGCTGTGCAGCATGATGGCCGACTTTAAGATTTCGTCGGTATTCATACGCGAAGCATTAAACCTAAAACCTTCGATAAAAATGATTCGCGGCGCTGCTCAATACCTAACAGCACGGCCTGCATAAACTGTTCTTCTTTGCTGAAAAAGCTAGGTCGGTAACTAGGTGTGTAATGCGACCCGATCTTGATAGGTTCCTCTTTGATAAATTTTCCATCTCGTAACATCGTCACCTCCATTCAATGCCTTTTTGCGCTGCCCACGCATCCAGCCATTCAATAAACTCGCCAGCATCCTCTACCGAAAACTTGGCGCTCTGAAGCCCTAATTGCACTACCCGATGCCCGTCTAAGCTCGGCACAACCGACCCGATCCGGCGGTTGGTGTCCGCAGCCCACTGGTCAATTAATAATCGCTTCCAATCCTCCAGCGTCCAGCTCGACCCCGCTTCGCCCATCTGCTTTGCGATGTCGTTAATCATGGCGTGAAACTTGGCGTTCTGGTCAAGCGTCCGCGTCAGCGGTCTGATCTCAAGCGTAAATTCTTTTCCTGCTTCTAGTGCTGGCTTTAACTTCGCCCACAAACTGCCCATTAAATCTTTGGCCTGCGTGGTTGAACGTAGCTCAACAATCATTTCAGCCCTATCAATTTCAGCGCCTCATCGACAGATTCTACGACCGCCAGCGGTCCACCGTTCCAGTTGTAGTGCCAGATTACTTGCGCTGGGTTTAGCTTTTTTTCACTTGGCGACGCTTCACCGTTTTTGATCTCGACCAGAAATGTTTGTTTCCTGAATCCGACCAGTAAATCCGGCACGCCGCTACCGACCGTAGCCAAACTCTGAACCGTTGCGCCAGCAGCTCTAAGTGCCTGGACAATATCTTCATGGTTTTTGTCTACTTTTGCTGCTCTGCGCATTCATGTCACCAATTAAAATTTCGACTGCCTTCTGCCCACGCTTGGCGGCAATCTGGCGCTTTATATCTTCCCACCACGTTACCGCCGCTTTCGCGCCGTGTTCCTTTTTAT